GTATTAATAGTCTTAGCTGGTGGTATATTGGTATATCTGGCGAGTGAATATTACAAGAAAAACATGATGGAGGTTTCTGAAAAATTCGAAGAGACTGTCCCCACCATAGACATTGATTCTGACATCGTCACTCAAAAGGCACCACAACCCGAAATCAGAAACGAGATTGTAGGCAAGATTGAGGAGAACGTTGACAAAAACTATAAGGTTTTGCCATCCGAGGATGACCTTAATGAGCAATACAAGCCTGTTGATTACAAGCAAGCCCCTGTGCCCAGCGATTGCTTCCCAAGAGACAAACTAACCGCCGAGGATCTACTCCCCAAGGACGCGGCGAACAGCAAGTGGGCGCAAGTGAATCCCGCTGGTCAAGGTGAGCTCAAGAACCAAAACTTCTTAACCGCTGGCTATCATGTCGGCATCAACACAGTCGGCACTACCCTTAGAAATGCCAATCGCCAACTCAGATCCGAACCTCCCAATCCTCAAATTAAGGTCTCCCCTTGGAACCAAACCACCATCCTTCCCGACCTCAACAGAAGACCACTCGAAATTAGCGAGTGTGAATAAATACACTCCACAAATATACTTAAACATGTCGCGCATTATTTTTAATTAATCAATGAATAATTCTAACGAACTTTTATTATTATCCTTAAAGGACTTTTATTCAAATGATAGTAACATTCACAAACTACTATCAATCGTAAATGGAACCTCTAAAATATCACTGAGGCTCATAGACTGGTTTATTACAAATCACTGCAAATCGCACAGAGACGTTGTCATCCAATCTAATGAGAAACATATTTTCAATATCTACCAGAATTATAGGTCGCAACTCAAGGCGTATAAGAAGATCAAGTTCGATCCCTTTAGAAGACGACAAAGAATAGTGTTCTCCTATGGGGACGATGAATATCTAAACACCACCATAGGACAGTTGAATTTCTTTAAATGGGCTATAGAGAATAATATCTTTGAATTCATAACGACAAATGTTGATTATCTGGAAGACTGTATGAACACTTTCCAGAAAAATGCAAAAAACGATAAAACGAACAAGCGAGACAATTCAATCACTAAAGCTAATTCTAACACATACGATTCAAAAGATGAATTTGATACCAAAGGCGAACAGCATCATCGTATAAAGATCAAGTCGAGTGCAGCAGTTGTCTGTTTCGATTAATATTTTATCAAGTTTATGATAGTATCGAGTGACGATTTAATATCATCAGTCATGTTGTTTGTAATTTGAAAATCTATAGGGATTTGCCTATATTCTGTCTCTGATACATGAGTATCTTTTGTATCATATATGTTTTTTGTAGAACTATCAATCCGAATCACAATCATCTCATGTGTCCGTAAGTGTTTAATTAAATAATTGTATTCGTGAAGAAAACGCATGTCGCTGACCACTATATTTTTATTTTTATTTTTATTTTTGTTAGATTTCACATCATTCACAAATGATTTGATCCAAAAGTTCCTATCACATTCTGGAATGAGTTCTTGTATTTTATACTGAAACATCTCTGTACCAACGAACTGCATTATCTGTCTGGGAGTGACATTCCAACGTTCATCGATACATTCTTTCTTATTTCCTTCTATTTGATCATCATCGATGTCGAACAGTATTTTCGAAATTTCTTTTAATTTAGTAGATATCTTAAGATGTTCAAAATTATATGTTTCGCGTAAGTATTTGGCAACAAAATCTTTTCCGCAGCCTTTAAATCCACATAAGGCTATAATTTTATTTTTATAGTTAAAACTCATCATCGTTGTTAGATATATAATCTATACCTCTATTTTTTAACTGAGTATCCAAGTTGCCGAACGCATTCATTTTTTCAATGGTGCTATAATCTCCAAAGAACTCGCCATCTATGAAAGTCATAGGGTATGTCTTGATGTTCCATTTAGATTTCAGTTCTTCGATCTCTTCAAATATGAACTCATCATCATCATATATCTCCATGTAGTCCTCCAGCACGATATTTACATAAGGGATCTTCTTACTGTTTAGTAACTCTTTCAGCAAAACACATGAACGACAAGATTTCTTACTGATGACAACGATCCTATTTTTTTTAATAGAAGATAAAATACTCATGTTCAATGTTCGTCTCTTAGTATAACGGTATGTAAAATATTTAAATCAAATTTTGTTATCTGATATTAAATCGAATATTAATGGCAAAATGTAAGAGAGTCGGAATATTCATCATGAAACCAGATAATATATTTTCAAATGGATGTTATCAACAAGCATATTTCATTCACAAGATGATCAATATGATAGATGGAATGAAATGCGACTTTATAACAATAGAACCCAACTATACAAAATATGCAGACTTCTTAGACATTGATGTTATATTATTTGACGTGACGACCGCGAAGAATTACGATTATGCCCTTATGCTATCACTTACCATCAATGATCCTAACACAAAACAACTCATAGCCTCTAATAATATTAAACTCATAGACCTATTATGTGGTAATCTATTTATTCTCCTACAAGAAGAATTTGTATTTGACTGCCACAAAATCATGAAAAACTATAACAACGATGCGATAGACGAAGTATGGGTCTTAGAGATGTATGAATATTCCGTAGAATATTTAAAGTTGCTTTATAATAAACCTGTGAGAGTCCTACCCTATGTATGGGATGTTGATATTGTAAAGCAGTATATGTCTCTGAATAACATCCATATAGATTTTAAAAACTCGACGAAGAATACTGATAAGATCAACATCTGTATTTATGAACCAAATATGAGCATTCACAAAAATGCCTTTATACCGTTACTCATCGCTGAAAGATATTATAGGCAATTTCCTGATAAGCTTCATAAGATCTATATCTTTTGTAAGGAAAATTTCAAGAAGAACGGATACTATGAGAACATGACAATATTTAAGGATGGTAGAGTTGATAATCATGGTAGAGTTATAATGCCACAAACTCTAAAATTAATTCAAGAAAACAATAGATATAAGAATGTCGTCTTGAGCTATTCACATTTAAACAATCTAAATTTCCTTCACTTAGAGTTGTTTTATATTGGAATTCCTATTGTTCATAATTGTGAGCCTTTTCAAAACGGACTCTTCTATGACAAAGACAATGTTATAGAGGCAATTGGGTTATTAGAAAAGGCCAGAGAGACTAATGTCGATAGAAAGAAAAACATCGACATCATCTGTAAATACAATACTAAAAATAAAACTATCCAGGATAAATGGATCGCGGAATTCACGAGACTAGGACAAAGCCAAGCTAAATGAAATAGAATACAAGACACCATTTAAAGGAATTCGGAGATCATATGTGGCCAAGCTTTCGTGATCTTGGAGGTCTTTCACGCGCTTTAGTGAATCATTTATTATGGTATGGGCTTGCCTCTGATCTACTTCAGATTTTATTATCTTTATTGTGGTAATTATTTTAGCGTTACGGAGTTTGGATATTACCTCATATATTTGTTCTATTGAAAGGGTGTTGATGATGACTTTGTTTTCAGCGTTGTGATGTAGGTGAAATAGTCCTTTTAAAAAGAGGTCCGCGCAAAAGTAGAATATATCTTTAGGGTTTTTAAGGGGGTCCATTGTTATGTCGATGTGTATAGGAAGATTGTTTGGGTTCTTCAAGAATATGATGGGGGCTAATAAATCAATATCTATGTTATACGAACTCATTGCAGCGCATCTTTATAATAATAATGAGTATAAATATCAAAATCTATTAAATCGTGTTAATGTATATATAAAATGCTCTCAAGCCTATTGATGCGATACAACACCAAACTATTGATGCGATGCAACACCAAGCCTTTTTCTGTTTATAACAAAAATATCAAAAATAACAATATTAATACTAATGATGTCTTTGGTTATGGATTCAAATCCACTCCAAACCAGGATAAGTATATTGAAAGTTTAAACAGTAAGAGGGTGGTCATTGTGAATGGGCCTGCTGGCACAGGAAAGACTATGTTAGCGTGTAGTTATGCTATACAGGAACTAAATAGGATGACTTTTAAGAAAGTGTTAATAACGAGGCCTGTAGTCTCCGTTGATGAAGAGCTTGGATATCTGCCAGGAGATTTAAATGAAAAAATGTTCCCTTGGATGATCCCAATTTACGATAACTTTAAAATTTTCACTGCGAAGAGCACATTAGATCAGATGATCAATAGCGGTAAAATAGAGATTGTTCCGTTGTCTTTCATTCGTGGAAGAACGTTCCACGATTCATTGATAATTGCTGATGAGATGCAAAACGCAACTCAGAATCAGATGAAAACTCTTTTAACAAGAATCGGATTAAATTCAACATTGGTCATCACGGGAGACTTAAGTCAATGTGATCTCAAAACAGAAGAGCAGAATGGTCTATTAGATTTTATAACAAAATTTCAATATTATAAAATGACTAATGATATTGAAAATGATGAATTCATTGATTTAATTGAATTAGATAAAGCCGATGTGCAAAGGAGTGAGACAGTATCTCATATACTAAACATATATGATAATATTGATGAAAAATAGAATGATGTAAAAAGTCAAAATGAAAATCATCAAAAAATGATGAAAATGAAAACCCTAATACCGTGATGTTCTCCGTCACTTCGGACGCTCAGGACTTTTTTCCATGGAGGAGCCTATTACGAAGCGTGCGAGAGAAGTGTGCGATGAGTGGTATAAAAACACCACGAAGTTGGCGGAGAACATCACGAAGTTGGCGAAGAATGTCGATACCGTAACTCAGGATGAAATTCACAAGCTTCGCGCGGAGTTTATGGAGGCTTTCACGGAAAGAGATGAGGCCAGAGATAAGCTCAAGGAAGTGTATGATAAAATCGGAGAAGAACCTCACCTTTACTCCGAGGAAGCGCTGGCGAAGGCGAAGGAAGCGATGACGAGTGCAGACGATAGGTGCATAAATGCGGGACAGAAGATGTTGAATTTCTGCGACGAGCACATGAAGACTGGAAAGAAGCTTTTGAACGATGGATCGAGTGACCAGGAGGATCGGAAGATGCAAGACGGGAGTTCAACCATATGAATAATGTAAAATATAAAATATAAAATATAAAATATAAAATATAAAATATACATAACAAATATAGGCTATAAACGCATATTTAGCTTTGAAAAAAGAATATGTGGTTTTTTTTGTATTTTCAGTGTCTTTGTTTTTTGCTTACTTCTTAGCTCCAGCAGGCTTCCTCTTTACAACCCTCTTGATAGGCTCTTCGACAGCAGCTTCTTCTTTGTCATCGTCGCTATCATCGTCATCGCTCGTTTCAACGTTCCTATCAACGTTCATAGTTATTTCAGCAGGCATTTCGTCAGATTCTTCCTTGTCATCGTCGGCAGTCATCTTAGACTCGGTGCTTTCGATGTTGTCCTCAGGGATATCTTGGAAAGCAAATCGGTTCATACCAGAATTCACAGCCACCATGAGCTGAGAAGCCTTCCATGAAATACCGAACTTGCTGCCAGCAACCCAGATACCAGAGCAGTTAGCAATGGCAGTCACCTTAGAACCCTTCATCTTAGGAATAATAGTCTCCATAAAAGTCTCTTCCTTTGTTTCCTGGTCATATGCGACACACCTGAAATTGCCCTTAGCGTCCTTGTTGAGCTTGAGACGATACGTCGGAGGATATTTGGTGACGATTTCACCAGTCTCCTTATCCTTAGGATACTTGATAGTGGGGGTGAATAGTGCCTCGATAACATCTTTGTTGGCGGGCTTACGGATCCACGCTTGAGAATTCTCCATAGTGGCTTCAATGACTTTCTTGTCAATCTCCTCGAGAATAGAGAAGAACCTCTGAAGAGGCTCACGTTGTTCCTTGTTCTTGAAAGATAGCTCAAGAGAATAGGACTCATTGCCAGTCTTTTCATCCTTGTAGATGTTCATCCCATAAGGAGCGTAACATTGAGGTGTCTGAATAACAAATGGGTTCTTGTCGTAATACATAGGGATGTATTTTCCATTGTTGTCAAGTTTTTTGATCTCTCCAAAAGAGAGCTTGTTGATGTCGAAGTTCTTTACTGCGATAACGCTGTTGCTGCCCATTGTGTTATGTTGTGTTGTGTATATTTGTATATAGGTCTGATGTCTTTAAGTTAGTTTTTGATAATTTATAAAGTCAAATAATATAATCATTTTTTAATTTGTACATCTTATATAGATTTCGATATCTTTTACTTATCATTTCATTACGAAATAACTGAAAGTCCTTTATTAATTTGTCATTTTCTAAATCATCAGGAGAAAAATTTTTGTTAATATATATTGATAAATAATCGCTAAATAAGCCTTCTCTTAGTTGTTCATTATTAATATCATACACTCCGTTTTTAAAGGGCACCAGGTTTGAATCTTCGTCTAATTTATTTATAAACTGATCATCGTAAAATATATAAAGACATTCCTTACAAATTTTCTCTTTACAAGAACTTTCCTTTAATAGCATGATGATATCTTCGCATTTTATTATTTTATCAGCGAGCCTTTTACTCCTATGTTTTTTATGTTTATGTAAGAGTGCTTTCCTATATTCGTTAAAGAGATGCACAACGTTCGTTGAAAGTTCTCTGTATGGTCCCAATTCTGTCTTCACCCATTTATGTTCTTTGTAGGAGAACCATATTTTATTCTTAATACTCGTTACGACATACTGATCTTTATATAGATAATGTAATATTATTGCGATGTCAAAGTAGCTACCAGTATCTATGCATTTTTCGATGAGGGAGGTTATTTCATCATCCACGTTCATCGTGACAACGATATCAAGACTGAAGTTGTTTATGATATCGTTATCATTATCATTATCATTATCATTATCATTATCGATTTCCATAATACAATGTTATAACTTATGAAAATAAAAAATTTATAAAGTGAATATTTAGTTTTTGATGTAGTGATGCTTCATAAATGTCTGAAGATTAAAATAGGTGATCATATCATCATCGGAGGATCTGAATAGTTTCTTCAGGGCTGCATCGGGAACGATTTTGCGCTTGTCCTTGTCATCACGACAGTTATTATTCTTGATATACTCATTGATCAGCTTCGTAACATCCTTACGAGGAACGAGATCCCCTCTTTTAATCTTGAGGAAATCATAAAGCTCGTCAGTGAGCGCAGAGGGAACCGCAAAACCACTAAGAGGTCTCGGTTTATCTGATTTGTTCTTTTTAGCGTTTTTCGCAATCATTTTTGAGATGATGGTGAAATCCTTATCAAGAGACTTAGCGAATTGTTGAAGTTCTTTTGCTTGCTTATTGATCTCTACGATTTTAGAGTTATATTCACTCAGTTTAGATTGAAACACTTGAATAATATCCAGTGCGTTATTTTCGATCATCGCATCAGGTTCTTGCTCAGGCTCAAGCACAGGTTCAGGTTCAATTTTCTTTTCTTCTACAGGAGATGGGGTAGTTATTTTAACATTGGATTTGGATTTAGCCATTGTTCAATTTGTATGCCTTAGTTATTATAGTTTATATAATTATCTTTAAATATATTTTACATTATTATACATCATATATGGTGTCAAATTTCCGCATCCTAAATCTAAACGGTAAAACGGGGATTCGACAGGATTTTTAATTTCGCTTGCTCTGCTTCGCTTGCATAGTGTCGCTTGCATAGTGTCGCTTGCATAGTGTCGCTTGCATAGTGTCGCTTGCATAGTGTCGCTTGCATAGTGTCGCTT